AGAAGCCATCATTACAGCCAATGCCGTTTCCTCCATCATCCTGACGGAAGGTGGTACAGGTTACACGACTGCGCCCACGGTAACGATTGCTGGTGGTGGCGGCACAGGCGCAAATGCTGTTGCTGGAATTGTTACCTTTGCAACTGGCACGGTGTCGGTTGTGGTAACTAACGGCGGCACAGGATACACCAACGTTTCTAATACGGTAGTCACGATTTCTGGTGGCGGTGGCGCAAATGCTGTTGGTCAGGCCATTGTGTCTGGTGGTCAGATATTGCAAGTTGTCATGACCAATCCTGGTTCTGGCTACAGCAATGCTTCCAACATTACCGTGACAATTACTGGCGGTGGCGGCTCTAACGCAACAGCCAGAGCAATTATCAATAGCAACCCGCTTGTGGGCGTTCAGACGTTTTCTGGTCGTGCTTGGGTAGCGCAGGGCAGGACGGTGACTTACAGCGCAGCAGGAAGCTACAGTGACTTTACCAGTGTGTCTGCCGGTTCTCTTACGCTGACTGACAACACATTGCACAGCAATATTGTCCAGCTATTGTCCGCTAACAACTTCCTGTACATCTTTGGCGAAGACAGTATCAACGTGTTTTCGGATGTGCGCGTAACCAACACCGGCACAACCATATTCACAAATACCAACGTGTCTGCTTCTGTTGGTACGCGCTTGCCTTATGCGATCTTCCCGTACTTCCGTTCCGTGTTGTTCATGAACGAGTATGGCGTTTATGCGCTGGTAGGTTCGACAACTTCCAAGCTGTCGGATGCGCTGGATGGCATTTTTGAGAATATTGATTTTACTACCGCCAAGGTTACGGCTGGTCAGGTATTGCTGAACAACATTCTTTGCGCGGCCTTTAATATCCGCTACAACGATAACGGCACGTTCCGCTATCTTCAGGCGGTGTTCTTTGAGCGTAAGTGGTTTTTTACTAGCCAGGGTAATTCGCTCAAGCTATTAAGCTCTGTTCCGGTAGTTGGTAAAATTAAACTTTATGCAACTGATGGATCTGATTTAAAGTTGTTTTATGACAATGCAACTGCCAATATCAATAGTGAGATTAGTAGTGCTTTGTGGTCTATGGGCGATCCTATTAGAACAAAACAAGCGCTCAAGATTGGTATTGAAGCAACGAACAAAAATGGTGTTGTTTCATTAAGCGCAACTGTCGATAATGAGAATCGTGAAAGTCCGCCTTACACTTTGACTTCTACGATTGAGTGGCAGAACAATAGTCTTCAAACGGTAGGGTGGTCTAATTCTTCTGGCGTTGTTATTGGTTGGGGAACGACTGGTTATAGTTTGTACAAAACCGACGCGCAGCAATGGGGCAAGTATCTTGGCATAACTATTAATTCAAATTCACCTAATTTTGTAATTAATGGTTTGGAAGTCGAGCATGAATTAAGGGTGAGGTTCTAATGGCAAAGCCAATATCAGCCGTTCCTAACGTATTTCAGAACGCAACATCAACCATACCGTTATCTCAGCTTGATGCTGACTTTACGTCGTTGGTCAATTCAATTAATGATTTGGCAAATGCTAATAATTTTGCCATTGATATTGGTACTGCAAATGCTGTTGTTTTAAATTTTCCGTCCGGCATTACGACTTCGACCCTGACAACAGGATTGTCGCTGGAGTTTCAGTCTGCCAATGACAACACTGGTGCAACAACGTTATTGCTCCAAGTAAATGGCTCCAACATTAGTACCGCCAAGAACATTGTTAGTGAAGATGGCAGCGCACTAACTGGTGCTGAGTTACGCGCTAATGGCATTTACTCTGTCATTTACAACGGAACAAGCTGGGTTTTGGCGGGTGGTGGCGGTGGTGGTGGCGCAGAAGCGGGTGGTGTTATTTATGAAAACAACACGACCATAAATGCAAACTACACAATCACTAACGGCAAAAACGGCATGAGTGTCGGGGCAATTACGATTGCAAGCGGTGTATCTGTAACCATTCCTACGGGTAGCCGTTGGGTAATTTTGTAAGGAAAAAATATGTCAACTCTTACTGCTGGAAACGTTACGGTTAGTTGTTCGCTATCTGCCGACACAAGCGGCAATTTAGTATTTCAGTCAGGCGGTAACGTAACCGCGATGACGATAGATTCCTCGCAAAACGTGGGGATTGGTACGAGTTCGCCGGCATTTAAATTAGATATAGTTGCCAACGCAAATGCAAGTCTTATTTCAAGAGTGCTTAACACAAATACTGGCGCATCTACGCAATCAATTCTTCAATTAGGCACTGGCGCTAGTGCGGAACGATACTCAAATTTTAATGTAAATTACACAGGTCAGTATTTTCAAAATGGGGGTGTAAACATCACCACCCTTTACCAAGACTACGATACGCAGATATTTAGAAAAAATGATGGAACCGAACGCGTCCGTATCGACCCCAGCGGTAATCTGCTGGTGGGGGTAGCGAGTGGTACGTCGCATATCCTTAGCAAGAACGCATCTAGCGGATACGTTGCTGGAATTGATAACAGCGCATCGACAACCCCGTTTGGTATGTATGTCAATTTTTCCGCTGCTGCGCCGAACGATACGTCGCGTTTGTTTCTTAGCTGCGCTGATACAAGTGCCACTAGAGCAACAATTCGTTCCAACGGCGGCATTGCCAACTTCAGCGCCAACAACGTCAACCTGTCTGATGAACGCTTAAAGACCGACATCCAGCCAGCAGGAAGTTATCTGTCAAAGATTTGCGCTATTCCTGTCAAGACTTTCCTCTACAAAGACCAAACCGATAGTGAGCCGAATCTTGGTGTGATTGCTCAAGACGTTGAGGCTGTTGCACCTGAACTGGTGGATGCTAGTGGCTTTGGCGAAACACCTGAAGATGGTGTGCCGTACAAAACGATCTACCAGACCGATCTGCAATACGCACTAATGAAATGCATCCAAGAGCAACAGCAAATGATTGAAGAACTGAAGGCTAAAGTAGCCGCACTGGAGGCAGCATGAGCGTAATTATTGATGGTACTGCTGGCGTAACGTTTAACGACGCAAGCATACAGAATACTGCCGCTACTGGATTTGGCTTCAAGAACCGCATCATTAACGGTGCGATGGTGATCGACCAGCGGAATAACGGTGCAAGTGTTACTCCGGCTAACGGTCAATATTTGGTAGATAGATGGTTTGCTGGATTGACACAAGCATCTAAATATTCAGTACAGCGAAATGCAGGTTCTGTTACGCCGCCAGCAGGATTTACAAACTATCTTGGTGTCACATCGTTAAGTGCATATTCAATTACTTCTGGTGACACATTCTTTCTTGACCAAAGAATAGAGGGGTTAAACTGCTCTGACTTTGCTTGGGGAACTGCAAGTGCGGTTACCGTTACATTGTCATTTTGGGTGCGTAGCTCCCTTACGGGGACTTTTGGTGGCGCACTAGGTAACTCAGCCGGTAATAGAACATACCCATTTACATACACAATATCTTCTGCAAATACTTGGGAGCAAAAATCTGTCACTGTTCCCGGCGATACGACAGGTACTTGGCTGACTACAGCTGACGTTGGGATAAACGTGTATTTTAATCTTGGGTCAGGATCAACATATAGCGGGACTGCCGGTGCTTGGGGGGCATCAAACGTATTCTCTGCCACAGGCGCAACTAGTGTCGTCGGAACCAACGGAGCTACTCTTTACATCACCGGCGTACAACTAGAAAAAGGCAGCACAGCCACTAGCTTTGACTACAGGCCGTATGGTACGGAGTTGGCGTTGTGCCAGCGGTATTTTGCTGCTTTAGGTGCTGGAGCGCCAGCATCAATATTTTCAGGCACTAGTGCTGATGCGGCGATTCAGTTTCCAGTAACTATGAGAGCGACACCATCTGTAGCACATTTAGCAAATTATTCTGTGGTTCTTGTTGCAACTGCATCTTATACAGTTACCAACACTGTCATAAATGCCTCAGTGTCTGGTACAAATACTACTGGATGTGTAGTTAGGCTTACTTCAAGCGGTATGACTGCAGGAAATGCTTGGTTAACTAATGGCAATAATATTGGATTTAGTTCGGAGCTATAGATGTATAAATTACTTAATAATTTAGAAGGCGTACCCACTGCTGTTTTACGTTTTGACGGCTGGAGTATTCCCTTCGACCCCGCAAATACCGACTACCAGCAATACCTCGCATGGTTGGCTGAAGGCAACGAGCCTCTACCTGCTGATGAACCAAAGGAACAATCATGACATTAATTCTTAGTGGTACTGATGGTTTGTCGGATGTAGATGGCTCTGCTGCTACTCCTGCTATTCGTGGAACGGATGCGAATACGGGTATGTTCTTCCCTGCTGCGGATACGATTGCTTTCTCAGAGGGCGGTGTTGAGGCATTACGGATTAATTCTTCAGGCACAATCGTTTTATCTGGTGGTGACACAACTGCAAGCGGCACAGGCATCACCTTCCCTGCTACGCAATCTGCATCGTCTAACGCAAACACGCTAGATGACTATGAGGAAGGTAGTTGGACACCGACCATTACTTATACAACTCCGGGAACCTTATCAGTTAGCTATTCATCTCAAGCGGGAACGTATACAAAAGTCGGGAACATTGTTACTTTAAGTTTTGGAATTCGTATTAGCGCATTTACAAAAGGAACGGCGTCTGGAGACTTGAGAGTTGGTGGGGTTCCGTTTACTTCTGATTTTGACACCGCGATAGGAACAGTTGGTTTATTTAACGCATCGTTTTCTTCCCAGCCAATACTTGCTCCGGGGGGCGGATCATTTATTTTGTTAAGACTTGTTAGCAATAGTTCTTGGGTATCTCTTGATGATCCAGATAGCAATGCTCAGTATTTTGGAACAGTTGTAATGCGAGTCGCTTAATTATCTACACCGGATTAGTGTAGACGGAAAGGAAAACACATGATTACCAAAGAAACAGCAATAGATCAAATCACCGTAACCGAGAACGGTATCGTTCTTTACCGTGAAGTTACTCGCATCATTGAAGACGGTA